GAACATCCCAAGGTTGGGCGAAACCTACGTTTGCTTCGTTCACCCACACCAAAGCCGTAAGCTTCGTGACAATCCAGAATTCATTGAAGTCACAAAGTACGCAGCTCCAGGAAACTTCATGCTTGGTGAAATCGGACGTCTATACGACACCGTATTCATTGAGACAACTCAAGTTCTTAAGGTCGCTGGTGGTGCTGGTACTTCTTACACAGGTGACACAGCTTATGCTGGTTCAGTACTACCTGGTGGAGGATACACAACTCCTGAAACCTACCGTGGTGATGGTGGATCAGACCGTTACTCAGCTATCTTCATTGGAGATAACGCATTCGGTCACGCAATCTCACTTCCAGTAGAACTCCGCGATGGCGGTATTCTAGACTTCGGTCGTGAGCATGCTCTAGCTTGGTACTCAATCTTCGGACTTGGCCTAATCACAGACCAATCTGTAATCATTGCAGAAACCAACTAATAAAAACTAAATAGCTTAAAGGGCGGGCCTTTGGGCCCGCCTTATTCAACCGAGATACTAATTTGGAGGATTTAATGGCTAAAGCAAAGCCCACTGACGCGACAGGCGTTCTTCGCGAAAAGATGTTAGAAGAGAATGCAACCGTTATGGAAGAACGTGCTTCTGAGATGTCCATGGCGACAGCTCAAGCTAAAGTTAAGATGGAAACAGAAGTGATTGACGCTACTGTTCCAGAGCGCCAGACAGTTATTGTTGATGAAGTAATCACTGTTGGCAAAGAGGATGACACTGTTGAAATCCGTGTGATTGACAACATTGAAAACATGACCCTAGGCGCTGGAAATAACTATAACTTTAAAGCAGGTCAAAAGTACCGCGTCACAAAAGCAGTTGCCCAACACCTTAAGGAAAAGGGCTATCTAGCTGGAGTAATCTAATATAGATTCTCTTTGAAGTGGGCGGCTCCGAGAGGGGCCGCTTCTTCGTTTGTAGAGATTTTTATGGAATATTCCGACACCATTGGATATGTAGTGTGAGGAGTTCTAAGTGGCATATATGAGTGACCTGACGTATCGGGTTCGCCTTGAGCTTGGGGATCAGCCACAACAATTTACCTTTAATTCTATGGGAGACGGTTATACAACCGACTACACACTTCCCTGCAAGCCTATTGATATTAATACCTTAGCCGTCTATGTTAACGGCAGCCCAGTGGCCTACCCAACTGGTTATACAGCTGAATTTGATATTGGGGTTATCCATTTTGTCCACACCCCACCAGCTAATGCAACCATTCTAGTAACTGGTAATAGGTTCCGCTACTTTACAGATGATGATATTTGTACTTTTATTAATACCGCGATTACACAACACACCTATAACCGCACGGACTCTTTTGGCTCTAACGTCACAATTCAATCTCTTGAAGCGGTTGAAGAGTATCCATTAGCTATTCTTGCAGTTATTGAAGCCCTATGGGTTCTAGCTACTGATGCTGCTTTTGATATCAACATTACCGCGCCTGATGGGGTAGTGATCCCACGCGCACAGCGTTACCAACAACTGACCTCAATGATTGAGAACCGTTGGAACCAATATAAGACCCTTTGCGCACAGCTAAATATTGGTTTGTGGCGGATTGAGATGGGCACCCTACGACGTGTCTCTAGAACAACCAATAAGCTTATCCCTGTCTACATGCCTCAAGAAATTGATGATGCCCGTAAGCCAGAGCGTGTATATCTACAAAACGATTTAACTGGAAGACGGGTACTTCCTAGCTACGTTAAAACCCAAGATATTATTCTTTACCAGGGCGACTCTTATAGTGAAGAAGTTGACTTTCCATTTGATATCACTGGTCTTGTATTCAAGGCGCAGATTCGTACCTATCCAAATGCACCTTCTCTATACGCCACATTTCACATTGAAACAGCCTATGTTTCAGAAAACTTAAGTAAGATTACACTTTCATTAACAAAACAAGATACAGCTTATATGCCTGTTCGCGCTTTCTGGGATTTGCAAGCAACCGATCCAGCAGATGATACCTATGAAGCCACTTTCTTAAAGGGACAGGTATTCACTACTCAAGAGGTGACAGTTGACTAGATGTAGATGTGTAGGTCTTCAACATACTTGCGGACTTCAAAACGTACAAGGGCCAAACGTTGTCTATGTAGGACAAGGTGGACCTAAAGGTGTTCAAGGAACCCAAGGTGTACAAGGACCTGCAGGCGCAGGTGCTCAAGGCGTTCAAGGTGCACAAGGTCCCGCTGGACCTGGCAGTGGTGCACAGGGTACTCAAGGTCTACAGGGTTCTCAAGGACTTCAAGGTACTACTGGAACTGGGACGCAAGGCGCAACAGGTGCTCAGGGTATTCAAGGCCTACAAGGAACTGATGGTGGTGGAGTAACCCTTCAACAGCTAAATGATGCTATTGCAGGTAGTGCTCTTGGGTCTACAGATGACCTTTCTGAAGGTACAACAAATCTATACTTTAGAACATCTCGTGTGGCGTACATTCATACTCAAGGTGCGTCTAGCAGCACATGGACAATAAATCATAATTTAGGTTTTTATCCTAACCTTACAGTTCAGGATTCTGCTGGTACCATTTATGAAGGCGAAATTTCGTATACTAATTCGGACTCACTTACGGTCACATTTTCTTCCGCGTTTTCAGGCACAGCGTATTTATCTTAAGGAGATAAACAGTGGCACGTAAGTTTTTAACCCCAATTGATTTAAATAAATTAGAACTGCAAAATGCAGCGATTCAAAATTTAGCCTCACCGCCATCTAGCCCATCTGTTGGTCAAGTATATTTTGACACCTCACTACATTACCTACGCGTATGGGATGGTACAAACTGGGTTAACACCAGCACAGGTGCACAAGGTGCACAAGGCGCTGCTGGTTATGTAGGCTCTGATGGTGCACAAGGCACTCAAGGTATCCAAGGTCTACAAGGCACCACAGGTGCACAAGGTACGACTGGAGCACAAGGTACAGACGGTACCCAAGGCGCTCAAGGTACAGATGGTGCGCAAGGCGCACAAGGTACCGATGGAACACAAGGTATTCAAGGAACTGACGGAGCTCAGGGTGTACAAGGTGAGCAAGGTCTTCAAGGTTTTGATGGTACGCAAGGAACCCAAGGTCTACAAGGCACCGATGGTATGCAAGGTGCACAAGGTGAAACTGGTGCACAAGGTACAGATGGTCATTCAGACCGCTACCGCACAACTTCTAACACAGAATATAATATCGCTACAGGTGTTGGACTTGGATTTGTTCTTAATGATGCAGACCTTTCATACTCAGTAGGTCAAGACGTAGTAATTGCCTATGATGGCGATAACTACATGCATGCAACAGTTACTTCATACACATCATTTGACAATCTTCTTATCGTAACAATTAAAGATGTTGTTGGTTCAGGAGATTACGCTTACTGGACAATCAACCTAGACGGTGCTACTGGTGTTCAAGGAACCCAAGGTATCCAAGGTACCGATGGAGCTCAAGGTGTCCAAGGCACAGATGGCACACAAGGTGTCCAAGGCACAGATGGTATGCAAGGAGCTCAGGGAGAAACTGGCGCACAAGGCGTTCAAGGTTTTGATGGAACTCAAGGCGTACAAGGCGAACAAGGTTTACAAGGATTTGACGGAGCGCAAGGTGCTACTGGTGCCCAAGGTACAGACGGAGCGCAAGGTAACACTGGTTTCCAAGGTGTACAAGGTGCTGACGGTACTCAAGGTATTCAAGGCGAACAAGGTCTACAAGGATACGATGGTACTCAAGGTATTCAAGGCTTTGATGGTACGCAAGGTATCCAAGGTGAACAGGGTCTACAAGGTACTGACGGCCACTCAGACCGTTATCGCACAAGTTCTAACACAGACTTCTTACTAGGAAGCAATTCTAACCCTACATTTACACTAAATGATTTAGACCTTGCTTATTCAGTAGGTCAAGACGTTGTTATTGCACAAAGCAATTCAATACTTATTCACGCAACTGTTACAGGATTTGATGGTGAAAACCTTTCAGTAGAGGTTAAAGACTACATTGGTTCTGGAACATACGGTGCAGACAGCGCATGGGCAATTAACCTTGATGGAGCAACTGGTGTACAAGGTACACAGGGTCTACAAGGCGAAACTGGCGCTCAAGGCGTACAGGGAACTGATGGTACACAAGGCGTACAAGGTCTCCAAGGAGAACAAGGCCTTCAAGGTAACGATGGTACACAAGGTATCCAAGGTGTTACTGGTACATCATTTACATGGCAAGGAAGTTGGAACTCAGGAACTACTTACTACCAAAACGATGTAGTTTCTTATAACGGCGCTTCCTATATCTCTCTTACAACCAATTCAACTACTCCTCCAGATTCTTCTGGAGACTGGAACCTGCTTGCTGCTCAAGGTATTCAAGGAGAGCAAGGACTTCAAGGTACAGATGGAACTCAGGGTGTTCAAGGAACTGATGGCGCTCAAGGCGTACAAGGTTTTGATGGTACGCAAGGTATCCAAGGCTTTGACGGTACCCAAGGGACTCAAGGTCTGCAGGGAGAACAAGGTCTTCAGGGCTTTGATGGAACTCAAGGTGTCCAAGGTTTTGATGGAACACAGGGTATCCAAGGTTTTGATGGCGCTCAGGGTACCCAAGGTATCCAGGGTCTTCAAGGACACTCAGACCGCTATGCAACCAGTTCTACTACAGACTTTACAATTGCATCGTCTGGCACTGGAGATATTACTGTTGAGGCTGGACTTAACTACTCAGTAGGTCAAGATATTGTTATCGCTTACGATGCATATAACCTCGTACATGCGACAGTAACTTCTTATGACCCTGAAGGTGGAGCACTTGCCTTTATCATCAAGGATTCCCTAGGTTCAGGCGAATACACATCTTGGTCTGTAAATCTTGACGGTGCAACAGGTGTTCAAGGAACACAAGGTTTGCAAGGTCAAACAGGTGCTCAGGGTGTTCAAGGTACCGACGGTATCCAAGGTATCCAAGGTATCTCTGGTCAAGCTGGAACCTACGCAACCACCATCACAGGTGATGCGTCAACTACAGAGTTCACAGTCACTCACTCATTAGGAACAACAGACATCATTGTTGCGGTCTATGACTCAGCCACAAAGATGGAAGTTGTAACTGACATCACTTACGTAACTTCCTCAACAGTAACGATTGGTTTCGCAGTAGCTCCTACTACTGGAAAACAATACAGAGTGGTAGTACAAGCGTAAATAAATGAGTAAAAAAGCATTAGTCCCAGTTAACGTACTGGCTAGTGGGTCTAATCCCACTGGTCAGTATGCTGGTGACCTTTACTTTAACTCAAGTGAAAAAACAGTTTATGCTTTTGATGGCACTAACTGGAACCCAGTAGCAGGCGGCACTATAGATGGTGGCTCACCTGAATCAATATTTGGTGGTACAAATTCCATTGATGGAGGTAATGCTTAAATGGCACAGAAGATTCAAATACGCCGTGGTATCTCCACCACATGGACTTCAGATAACCCAGAGCTTGCGCAAGGTGAAATTGGTTTTGAAACCAATACAGGTAAATTTAAAATTGGTGATGGTATTCACCTATGGGTAGACCTACCTTACGCCACAGTTACGCCTGCTGATTTAGCTACAGAAATTGCAGATGCTATTGCTGCAGCCGCGCTTAATTCTACTGATGATTTATCAGAAGGTGTTCAAAATCTTTACTTTAAGAACTCTCGTGTAGCTTCAGCCCTTAATAGCGGCGCTCATACAAATATCACATTTACATATCATTCCGCGCAAGACACAATTGATGTAAACGTACCTACTGTACAAGGAACCACTGGTGCCCAAGGCACACAAGGACTACAGGGTGTTCAAGGTCTTCAAGGCTATACAGGCACACAGGGAGCCGTTGGAGCACAAGGCACACAAGGTCTTCAAGGAACCACAGGCTCACAAGGAACTACAGGTACACAAGGAGCAACTGGTCAAACAGGTGCACAAGGTTCAGTAGGTCAAACAGGTGCTCAAGGCACTACTGGTGCTCAAGGCACAACTGGTACTCAAGGTGCTACAGGTCAAACGGGTGCACAAGGTACCTCTGGTTACATTGGTGCTGATGGTGCGCAAGGTGCAACTGGTGCTCAAGGAGCAACAGGTCAAACTGGTTCTCAAGGTACAACAGGAAGTCAAGGAACTACAGGTTCACAAGGCACTACTGGTTCACAGGGAACAACTGGTCAAACAGGTAGCCAAGGAACTACTGGTACGCAAGGTACAACAGGAAGCCAAGGAACTACAGGCGCTCAGGGCTCTACTGGTCAGACAGGAGCACAAGGTTCAACAGGTCAGACAGGTGCACAAGGAACTACTGGCACACAAGGTGTTCAAGGTATTCAAGGTACCCAAGGTACTCAAGGAACTCAAGGTATACAGGGAGTTCAAGGACAAGCTGCCGCTAACAATGCCCACGCATCTGTTTCTTTAGCAACTGCTGCTGTTCTTCCTAACTCACCTACATACACACCTGGTTCTACAGATACTGCTGGAGGAACTGGTGTCGGTGCGACTTTGGTTGCTACTACCAACGGACAACTTGTTGTTGATGGAGTTAACGCTACTAACAATCAACGTATTCTTGTTAAAAACCAAGCAACAACAACTCAAAATGGTATTTATGTAGTTACTGCACAGGGTGCTGCAGGTTCTAAGTGGACTTTAACTCGTGCTTCTGATTATGACGACAGCAGTATAGGAGAAGTTACTTACGGTGACTTTGTACTTGTTGTTGCTGGTAATACGCAAGCAGGGGAAACATGGATTCAATATAACAATGGTTCTCTTTCTGGGGGAGCCATCAAGATTGACACAGACCCAATTCTCTTTACGCAGACTACTGGTACTGGCGTACAAGGAGCAACTGGTGCTACAGGTGCTGGCGGCGTTATCTCTAACTACGGTTCTTTTTATTCAACTGTAGACCAAAACGCCACAACAGGCGGAGAAGCAATTCGTTTTGATACTACCAATGTTGCTAATGGCATAACTCTTGTTACTGATGGCACACATCTTACTCGTATAACTATGCCAGTAACTGGCACATATATGGTTGACTTTGCTGGACAAGTTGCTACAACAGCAAGCGGAAATCAAACACGTGTTGCTAACTTCTGGTTAGTTAAGAACGGTACTACAGCCTTAGCAACTGGTTACGACTCTACATTCACATCAAGCACCCCTGCTCTTACCGCTTGGACATACCAAGTGAATGCAACTGCTGGTGATTACTACGAACTGTACTGGAACGCAAGCAACACAGATGTTTTCCTTAACTACACAGCGGCTTCTGCACCAGCCCAAGCATCACCTGGAGCGTTCGTTCGTGTAACTCAAGTTAATTACCAAGGTATTCAAGGCACACAGGGAACTCAAGGTAATACAGGCCCACAAGGTACGACTGGCGCACAAGGCATTCAAGGTACAACTGGTTCTCAAGGAGCTACAGGTACTCAAGGAGCTACAGGACAGACTGGTGCACAAGGCACAACAGGTGCGCAAGGTAATACTGGTTCTCAAGGTACAACTGGGGCGCAAGGTACTACAGGAGCCACAGGTGCTCAAGGCACTCAAGGCACTCAAGGCAATACTGGTTCTCAAGGAACTACAGGGGCTCAAGGAACCACAGGGGCTCAAGGTGCACAAGGCACTATTGGTAGCCAAGGTACAACTGGTGCACAGGGAACTACTGGAGCACAAGGTACAACAGGCTCTACTGGTGCTCAAGGAACCACGGGTACTACAGGTTCACAAGGTACTACTGGAGCGCAAGGTTCTACTGGTGCACAAGGTTCTACAGGTGCTACTGGTACTCAGGGAGCAACTGGAACTCAAGGTGCTACTGGTACACAGGGAATTCAAGGAACTCAAGGTACTCAAGGAACCACTGGTTCACAGGGAACCACGGGTTCAACAGGTGCTCAAGGAACTCAGGGTATTCAAGGACCGCAAGGTACAACTGGTACAACGGGTACTCAAGGTACAACTGGAACGCAAGGTACACAAGGTATCCAAGGTTTAACTGGAACTACTGCTGCTGATCCAACTGTAACAATCTTGTTGTATGGTGGTATGTAGTACACTTCTCTAATGAATCTGGTACAAAAATCGGTACAAAAAGGCGGTAAATTAAAACCGCTTATTATTCCATCAAAAGATACTCAAGGTACTGGGTTGATGAACCCATCTATCTTTATAGATGATGATGGAGAAATACTTTGTATTCTGCGCCATATCAATTACACACTGTATCACGCAGAAAATAATCAACGCTTCCCTAGTATCTGGGGACCGCTTTCTTATCTACATCCAGAAGAAGACCAGCGTCTTGTTACAGATAATTATCTTCTGCGCCTTGATGAAGGCTTAAACATTACTAACTACTGCCCTATTGATACCAGCAAATTAGATGTTAAACCTATCTGGACATTTGTAGGCTTAGAAGATGCTCGCCTAGTTAAGTGGGGCGGTAAGTATTATGGAACAGGTGTTCGTAGAGATACCACAACCAATGGTCAAGGCCGTATGGAGCTATCAGAGCTAGAAGTAGATAAAGAAGCTTGGACAGCTAAAGAAGTATCTCGCATTAGAATACCAGCGCCTATAGATGAGTCATCCTATTGTGAAAAGAACTGGATGCCTATTCTAGATAAAGACTATCACTATGTTAAGTGGACAGTTCCTACTGAGGTAGTTAAGGCTGACCCTAATGAGCCTAAGTCTGAACAAGTATCTGTTAAGCAAGGTAAGACAGCTAACGCGGATCAGCGTGGCGGTTCCCAGTTAATCCCTTGGGGTGACTACTACATTGCTATTACCCATGAGGTTGTTCTATACAAAAACTATCTAAAGCAAAAGAACGGTACCTATCGCCACCGCCTATGCGTGTGGGATAAGGAGTTTAACCTTATCGGCATCTCTCCACAGTCATGGTCATTCTTAGATGGTCAAATTGAGTTTTGCGCGGGAGCAGCTAAATACAATGATAATTTACTTATAAGTTTTGGCTTTCAAGATAATGCGGCGTTCATTCTAGATGTGCCTAACGCCTTGGTAGAAGAGTTGATCCAGGAGGCCCTAATTGTATAAGCAAATTGATGACCTTATCATCACTCTTTCTAAAGACCCATTTAACCCAGTACTTAGCTTTAATATCGCGGTTGAGTACGAAAAGATAGGTCAGACAGCATCTGCCGTTTCATTCTATCTACGCACAGCAGAATATGGTTATTACTCACACCCAGACTATGTATACGCTTCTTTGCTCAAATCTGCTTTCTGTTTTGAGAGCCAGAAGAACCGTGAAAACACTGTTATTAATCTATTCCTAAAAGCTATTGCTTTTCTACCAGGTAGACCAGAAGCTTGGTTCTTATTAGCTAGATGGTATGAGCGCAAGCAAAAGTGGCAGGAGTCTTATACAACTGCTGAGGTTGGTTTATCGCTAGCCCAACACAAACAAAACCCACTTCCTATATGGGTGGACTATCCAGGAGAATATGCACTGCGCTTTGAGAAAGGCGTATCTGGTTGGTGGGTAGGTCGTAAAGATGAAGCTATCAATCTCTTCCGCGACTTACTAGATGAAGATATTGCACAAATGTATAGGGCAGCAATCGTCAACAATCTAAAGACTATTGATGATACCCCTGATTACATCTCCCCTCTTGAGCCCGTTGTTACTAACTATAGGAAGTATTTTGGCGCCAAGGCTCCTCTTATTATTGATGTGGGCACAAGAGATGGTGATGATGCCAGCTACTTTATTAAAGAACTTAGAGGCTCTAAAGCTATTGTTATTGATGCCAATCCAGTCTGCTTTAATATAACTAAAGCGCGTTATCCATGGATGGCTGCATACTGCTGCGCTATCACAGAGATAGATGGAGAAGTAACCTTTAACCAAGTTAACACTGACAATATTGAGGTCTTAGGTACTTCCTCTATCATTAGTAAAGAGCATTCAGTAAATCCGCCACCTAAGTTCTATGAAGGAAAGGTTAAGCAAATAACCGTTCCATCATCTCGTATGGACACCCTTCTAAAGAAAGAAAATGTAGACGGGCACATAGATTTAGTTAAAGTGGATACTGAAGGTTATACCTGGCAGGTACTTCAAGGCTTTGGAGATAGACTTAAAGATGTTAAATTATTTCATTTAGAAACAGAGAAAACATCTACCACACCAGAGCATAAAACCAGCGAAGAAGTAGCTGAATTTATGCGCGCCCAAGGCTTTGTATTAGTGGATACCTCACACGAGTGGGGAGAACTTATCCAAGACCAGATATGGGTAAATCCAGCCCTGGCTACTCGTAACAAAGAATGTTTTATTTAGCCCCTACAAACCCCGCCCTTTAGGGCATACTAAAGACACCACCTTTAAGGAGTTCCATGGCAACTACCACTTATAAAGTCTTGGGTCAATCAAACCCATCAGCGACTACAGAAACCACACTTTATACAGCTGGCGCTGCTGCTGTGGTCTCTACCGTAACTATCTGTAATCAGACATCATCTGCTGCTACATACCGCATCGCAGTACGTCCTTCAGCAGATACCTCAACAGTTTCAAAGCACTGGATTGTATACGGAGCTACTGTTGCTGCATCAGACACAACAGCCCTAACACTAGGTCTTACCCTAGCATCTGGCGATAAGATTCAAGTTTACGCATCTACTGCAAACCTATCATTCTCCGCATTCGGAAGTGAGATTTCCTAGTGTCAATCTCTAGCGTTAATGGCGTAGCCTCCACAGTAAACCGATATCGGTTCGTTGCTGCTGGTGGCGAGACCTCTCTTTCAGGAAACGATGCCAGTGGCAACGCCCTGACATACTTGGCGGGTAAAGAAGAAGTTTACCTAAACGGTATTCTTCTAGTTCGTGGTCAAGATTACGCCGCTAACGATGGAACAACAATCTCTTCTCTAACCGCATTGGTTGCAGGAGATAACGTTGAAATTATTTCGTTCGTACCTTTTGCTATTCCAACCGCAATCTCTTCGGCTACAGTAACAACCAAGGGCGACTTACTAGCCGCTACTGGTGCTGGAGCAATTTCAAGAGTTGGAGTTGGCAGCAACCGACAAACACTTATTGCCGATTCAAGCACCACCACAGGTGTTCGTTGGGGCGATGACCTTCAAATCCTAACAGTTATGGGAGCGTCTCTATAATGGCAGTTACAGCACAATCACTAGCGAGGGCAGCAGCGGCTACCTCTTCAACCACCCTATACACAGTGCCAAACTCAAGCACTACCACGGTGGTAACTAACATCGCTGTCACTAACACCTCTACATCTGCACAGACATTCACTGTGACTCTAGACAACATTGATCTAATGACTGCTGCCACAATCGCAGCAAGCACAACGGCGTTCTTTGATCTAAAGCAAGTACTAGCGGCAAATGCAACCCCTAAAGCAATCAAGGGCTACGCATCTGCTACATCAGTCAACTTTCACATAAGTGGAGTGGAAATCGTTTAAAATGAACACCTTTACTGAAAAACAAAAACAAGATAGGAGAGATGCTCAACGCCGTTGGCGTGAGCGTAACCTAGAAACTGCCAAACAACGTAGTAGAAATACTGAATACCGTAGAAAATACGGCATTAATTTAGAACAGTATGATGAGATGTTAAAATCTCAACAAGGGGTCTGCGCTATCTGCAATAAGTCTTGTGATACAGGTATGAACCTAGCCGTAGATCATTGTCACGAAACTAATAAAGTTCGTGGGCTTTTATGTAAAAATTGCAACACTGCTATTGGACTCCTAAAGGAGAACGTGGAAAACATGAATAAAGCAATTAATTATATTAAATTTCACACAATTACAGAGGAGATAGCGTAACCATGGGTCAATCTGTATATCCAGTTCCTTCAAGTGGTGGGGCAACCACAGGACCAATGTATGGTATTCCTGCTGGAGTAAACCTACGTCAAACTATTACTTCAACTACCACATCTATCACTGGTATTCCTAACGCTAACGTGTTTGTTGTTGCAATTGGTGGCGGTGGCAGTGGATTTTATTCTGCAAACTACCTAGGCCCTGCGGGTGGTGGAGGTGGCGGCGGAGTCGCTATGGCATGGATCGCTACTCCTACAAAAGCCACTATTGGATCTTCTGATGGTTTCACAACTGTTGGTAACATAATTGCTGGACCTGGTGGTCAAGGAGGTGCGTGGAGTAATCCTAGTAACAACAACGTCTCTTTATATGGACCTAATGGTTCTTTAGGGGGCGCTGCTGGTGGGCAAGGTGGTTCTGTTTCTACGAGCGGAAATGGAAGATTTTTTCCTGGAAGCGGTTCTATGAGTACCACTGGACAAATTGGTGGTAATGGTGACGGCGGTTACGGTCACGCTGGTGCTGGAGGCATAGGTAACGGCCAAGGAGGCGGTAACGGCATGTTTACTGCAGGTGGTGGAGGTGCATCCTCTGGTGGCGCTGGTGGTTCTACACTAAATTATTCTGGAGGCACAGCAAACAGTTTAGGTGGCGCTGGAGGTGCAGGATGGTTAGGCGCTGGTAGCACATCTAACACAAACGCTGGTGCTGCTGGCGGCGCTGGCGGTGGCGGTGGTGGTGGTGCTTTCAACGCAGGTGGAGTCGTTAACGGTGGCGCTGGTGGTAACGGCGCAGTATTGATTTACTACTAAGGAGATAAAATATGAAACATTTTGCAGTTTTGAATGCACAAAACAACTACGTAGAAAACACCATATACGCTGACACATTAGAAATTGCTGAAGCAGCAACAGAAAGAACGTGCGTGGAACTGGATACTCCAGGGGTTGTTCTACCAGGGTTTAAGTATGATGGAACAACGTTTATTGACGTTCGTCCAGATACTCCAAAAGCACCAGCAGAATAATCGCCAAAGTATTATTTCTCAGTAATAGTAAAGGAAGATAAATGACAAAGGCACGAGATAGAGGTAACGGGTTATTCACCTCCTCATCTGTTACTAGTAACATCACGTTGGCTGCTGCCAATAACTACTTTGTGGATACCTCATCTGCTCGTACTTTGACACTTCCTGCAGCCCCAAACGTGGGCGATGAAATTCACATCATTGATGCTACAGGTTCTGCGGCAACTAATAACATTACAGTTAATAACAACTCATTAAATATTGCTGGTAGTTCTCAAACTTTATTGATTGATGTCAACTATGCGGCAGCAGTTTTAATTTATACTGGTTCTACCTACGGATGGAGAGTAAATTAATGGCCCTTTCATATGCAAGTCTTGGTGGAGGATTTAACCCAACCAAATTAACTCTTCAACAGACAATTACATCAGGCACATCAGTCACTATCCCTTC